CTTGCTTTCTCCCACATAGGAAGAGTCAGAACCCGTGTATGAACGTTAAAGCAGGCAGTCTCTACTTTTCTGTGCTCTACAACAAGGTCTTCTGTGGCAAGAAGCTTGGCAAGTTGTGACTTGATTTCGTGAGAGACTGCCATCGGTTCGTTTCAGTTGAATCCAATATACGACGAAACCTCCCGTTTCGGGGAGGTCATGTACCGGTTCTTCAACTGTCTCAAGGACTCTTTTCTGGATCGAAGACGACCTTTACAGACTCCTCTACCTTTTTTATCTTTACCAGAGTTGTGCTGCCAATTTGGAGTCTTCATTTTATTAGACCATTTTCCTTCATATAGTGTAGCACATCCTTCAATCCACCAATGTGTTTGTATCCGATAGAGACTTGTGGATATTCTGCTTCCTCACCAAACTCAGAAATAAATGCTCTCTCAGTAAAGTGATTATTTAATTTATATTCTTGAATTTGAACTTTGAGTGTTTCCAAAAGTGACCTGGCTCGATCACACTCTTGATTTCCGTTAGAATATAAAACAATTGGACCCATTAGTCTTTCTCCTCGTAAGTGATTACAATACGTTTTTTTGGTATTCCATTAGTATCTAAAACATCTTGCTCATAAAGTTGAGCATTCAAAAGTTTAACAACATTATCAAGTTGTATTCTCATCAATAATTTTCTGGTTTCATTCTCAAGATTCTTCATAAGTAATAACAATTTTTTTAGATACTTTTTTGTTGCTATGATAACAGGTGTAATACTTAACTTCACCTTTCAATTCTTCGGCAATTCTGCCTATTCTCCATCTTGGTACATCATTTCTTTCAGTCACGTTGTCTCCAATCATCAGTTTTTTCTTTGTGAAACCATTCTGCAATTTCATCTGGACTATCAAATCCACTCTTATGATTGGATGGATCAGGATCTCCTAAATCCATCCTATTCATAAAATCATCAAGACTACCTTCCTCCATGTCTGGATTTTGAGATTTTCGCCTTGCTTGCCTAAGCATTTCAGCAGCGGATCTATTTGCTTTCGCTAATTTATCAGCCCAGATCATGTCGTCTAATTTTACCTCTTCGCCATTCATTATACATTTACAAATAAACTCCAATCTAAGACGATATTTTGTTGAAAGCATATGTATTACGCTACCTTTGGGTATTTAGATTATTCTACTAAACCCCTTTACTTTGTCAAATTTTATCACACTTTCAAATTTATCTTCTAATCCAGTTTTGTGAGAGATGACAAAAACATTTGCTTTCTTAATAACAAATCTAATAATTTTAAGAAATTCTTCTGTTCCAAATCCATCAAGTGAAGAATCAAATACCTCATCCATAATAAGAAGATTTGTATTCACAGAGTTTTTAACTCTGGCCACTTCTCTCCAAGTAAACAGAAGTGCTAAATCAATTCTCATTTTTTCACCCTCACTAAAAGAGGCATAGGAAAACTTTTCATGAATTGGAGATTCTACAGTCTCATTAAATTCTTCATCAAGTTTAAAATTAATATAAAAATCCATCATCTGAAGATATCGATTTATCTGTTGATTGATAAATGGAAGATACTTTTTGATGATTTTTGTTTTTACACCATCATCTTTTAGAAGAGAATAAGCAAAATCATAGTGAACTAATTCTTCTCTTTTTGATGATAGATTTTCAAATGCTTTTTGAAGACTTTCTCGGAACTCTTCTAACTTTTCATTTTCAGTATTTCTGTTCTGGAGGTTACTGGTAATAGTTTGAATTTCATGTTCAAGTTCTCGGATTTGTTTTTGTTTGTAATTGATCCGAGTATTGTTTTGAGAAATGTCATGTGTTAGAGTTGTGATCTCCCGAGAAAGTTTAGTAAAATAATGCTCTCTTTCTTGCTCAAGTTTAATTGTTTTTTCAAGTTCTTCATAACCTTCTTTTAGTTTTTTTGCTTGATTTTGAGCATCACTAATTCTATTTACACGAAACTCTTCTTCAATGTCCTGTGTACAAGTAGGACAAACCGTATTTTCAGTGAAAAACTTATGTTCTTTGGTAATTGTACTTACTTTTTGAGACAATTTACCTTTAAGATTATTAAGTTTAACTAAGGTATTTTTAGACCCAGAAACTTTCTCTTGTTCTGTTGTACAAAGATCAATTTCTTTTTGATTGAGTATATTATCCTCAATGTAAATATTAATTTCTTTTTGAAATTTATCTATTTTATTATTTTTTTCTGCTATATTAGAATTACCTCTTTGCTCTAATTCATTAATAAATTGTTGCTGCATTTCAATCTTTTCTTTAAGATTAGATTTTTTTAACTCTAACGATTTTATCTGATCTTTCTTCTCTTTCATATTTTCTTTGAGGAGATTACTCATCGCAGAAAAAATACGAATGTCCAAAAGATCCTCAATTACCTCACGACGATTAGCAGTCGTAAGTTGCATAAAAGGTACAAATGTGCTACTACCCAAAATAACAATCTGAGTAAAAGACTTATAATTTAATTTAAGAACATTCTCTTCAAGAATTCTTTGATTTGCTCGATCATCTGCTTCTTTATGGAGAAGATTTCCATTCACCTCAATATCAAAAACATTTGGCTTAATTCCCCTACGAACAAGATATTCCTTTCCATTCACACTAAATTCAACTTCAACCAAGCAATCTTTTTCATTAATAGTATTAGCAAGTTGAGGTTTATTAATTTTACGAAAAGGTTTATTAAACAACCCAAAAGTCAAGGCATCTAACATAGTAGATTTACCTGCACCGTTTGTTCCAAGAATTAGATTTGTACTATCTTTGTTTAAAGAAATTTCTGTAAAATAATTACCTGTAGATAGAAAATTTTTCCAGCGAATTTTTTTGAACTCAATCATTGTTTAATTTAGGGGGAATCACAATATCATTAGGAGTAATAACTGCATACTTATAGTCATGCAGTTTACAAGTTTTTATGGCAAGATCATCATCAACCTCAACAATAGACATTGATTGTTCTTCTTCAATTTCCAACATCATAGCATATCTTTCTGCATCGTCTTCCTCCTCAAATAAGAAAAGAACTTTATGTCCGTGCTTATCTTGTACGGCATAAGCACCGTCATCTTGCTGATCTTTGAGAGTTAGGACAAACATATCATTCTACTTCACAGGACTGTTTATATAAGTCTTGAAATATACCTTTGATAATATTTTTATCAAGTTCAAATTCAGACTCATCAATGTATCTATTTAAAATAGATATAGTGCTCTCTTCTTCGGAGATTATAAAATCATCACTCTCTTGAATATCAAAGTTTTCTACAATCTTAAGTTCTTGAACACCAGCACTATAAAGTTTGTCAATAAATTTTTCAAATTCTCTTGGTCTTGGTTTATTGCGAACAATAATCTTTACAATTTTATCTTTATATCCTCTCCCATCAAATAATGATGCCGGATCATCATCATAATAAAGAACATGAAAAAGTTTATATGGATTATCGATTTGAATATGTTCTAATGTTTCGGTATCAAAAATAGTAAATCCTCTAGGATCATTCACATCATTCCAAAACATCTCATATGGATTTCCTAAGTAGAAGATTCGTCCGTCATCGCTCCGTGTATGGTAGTGTCCTGAAAACACTTTGTCGAACTTCGCAAATATGTCGCCATCCATACCTTCTTCCATGGTGTGTCCGCGATGCGCTCTAAATCCGTTGAGCTCAAGGTGCCCCATCGCACATGTGCTATTAGAAACTTTAATAGATTGGACACTACTTTCAAGGTTTTCTGCATTGATCCAAGGAATAAACAACACTTGTAAATTATCTATTTTAACTTCCGTAGGTTCACTATAAGTTTTAATATTCTTATATGTTTCCAAAAGAAGTGCTGGTGAGTTCACATTATTGGTATTTTTATAATAACAATCATGATTACCCACAATCATATGAACATCATACTTTTTCAAGGGTTCAAATACAACTCTTTTAGCCCATTCAAAACTTTGATAGTCAATAGACTTGCGACTATCAAAAGCATCACCCATATGAATTACAGTATCAATTTTGTACTCTTTTAGAGTAGGAAAAAATACATTCTTATAGAAGAGTTCAAAATAGTCATGAAGATACTTGGAACCTTT